CTACCTCGCTGGTCCGTTCTTCAACGAAGAGCAGATCAAAGTCATGGATGAGCTCAAGCGGATCCTGATCGACCATGGCCTCCGCGTTTGCGATCCGAGAGACATCTCGCCGATCATAAATCAGTCGGCAGACGAGAAAAAGACGCCAGCATTCTTCAAAGAGATCTTTGATGGCAACATCACAGGGATGGAGCTGAGTTTTGGCCTCATCGCTTGGACAGATGAGCGGGACACTGGCACTTCGTTCGAGCTTGGATATTTTTATAACAAAATCCTAACAGAGGAAAAGGGATTTATCGTGACTTTTTCTGCGCAAAACAAACCTGCAAACGTGATGCTCTCTCAAGCGGCAACGCAGCATTTCAAATCCTTCGAGGAGCTTTCCCGCTGGCTTGATGCGAATGCCAACAATATCATCGAGAAAAAGCACATCGAGCACTCGGACGAAAAGCAGCAGACGAACGAGTGATATGAAAAACTTCCTGATTGTCGATATCGACGGCACGCTCGCCAATGTCAATCACCGCATTCACCTTGCCAATAGCGGGGAGTGGGAGGACTTTCACGCAGCGTGTGCCAACGACAAACCTTATGAAGACATCATCAAGCTCGTCAGCCACCTCAGCCAAAGCCTGTTCGTTGTTGCGCTGACCACGCGGCCAGAGAAATATCGACCCGCAACGATGCAATGGCTGGCAACGCACAACCTTTACATCGATGATCTTTTGATGCGACCCGTTGATGACTGGCGCAATGATGTTGATGTAAAAATCGAATTGCTCGAAAAATATTTTGGAGGCAAAGAGAAAGTTCTTGAAAAAGTGCTGGCAGCGATCGAGGACAGAGAGAAAATCATCCTCGCACTCCGCAACTATGGCTTAACAGTTTTGGCACCAAGAGAGGGAGGCTATTGATGGCTCAGAAAAAGACTTTCGTCGCAAATCAGCTGGAACAAAAGGCTATCTTGTTCGAGGAGCGAAACAATGTTTATGGCGCGAACTACAAGCATTTCGGCCAGATAATGAAAGGCATGTTCCCTGATGGCCTCATGCTGCAGACGGAGGAGGAATTCAACCGCATTGGATTGCTCGTGATGCTGACATCAAAGCTCTCGCGCTATGCCAACAATTTCAAGAAGGGTGGCCACCGCGACAGCCTCGATGACATCGCGGTTTATTCCATGATGACAGCAGAGTGTGATGAAATGTTTTCAACCAAAAAGGTGAAGAAATGATGTCCGTAATTCGCAGAACAGACACAATCACAGCTACCACAGATCACGAAAAGTGCATTCTGACGATGCCCGGTGAACCGCAGATCACCATCTATCGCCCAAAGACTGTTGGCATTCAGGAATGGGAAGAGTTCTGGGCTCCGACTTTTGAATATGGAAAAGAATGAGAACGCTGATTTTCGACACTGAAACGACAGGGCTTTCAAAGAACTCTGTGATCAGGCTGGAAAAGCAGCCGCACATCACAGAATTCTTTGGCCTGACGCTCAATGAAGATCTCGAGGAGGTTGAGGTTTGGCAATCGCTGTTCAAGCAAGGCGCGAAGCTGTCAGACCTTATCGTTAAGATCACCGGCATCACGGACAAGCTGCTTGAAGAGGCACCGTTGTTTTTCAGCCGCGCCGACGAGCTAAAGAAATATATCGAGAGCCATGATTGCGTTGTTGGTCATAATCTTTCTTTCGATATCGCGCGCATCGATCAGGAAATGAAGCGTGCTAACCGCAGCGTCGTCTGGCCAAAGGAAAGAATTTGCACCGTAGAACAGACAGAAAGCATATTTGGATACCGCCTCAGCCTTACGGCACTGCATGAATATTTATTCGGCGTGGCATTTCCCGACGCTCACCGCGCAGAACCAGACGTTCGCGCGCTGACGAAGTGTTTCATAGAGATGAAAAAAAGAGAATTAGTTTGAAAATTAGAACCGGATACAGCTTTCGCACTGCCGTCGGCTCGATTGACAGCGTGATCTCCCGCCTTCAAGAGTGCGGGAGCACCGTCGCACCGATCACGGACCGCGCAAGCACCTATGGCTATGTCAAGTGGCGCAAGGCAGCGAAAAAGGCAGGCATGCGTCCGGTCTATGGCGTCGAGCTTGCGGTCACGGAAGACCTAAATTCCAAAAAGTCACCAATCGATTATTGGACATTCCTCGCGATCGATGACCTTGAACCGCTGAACCTTCTGGTCGAAAAAGCGACCAACCAATTCTTCTATGAAGCGAAGCTGAGTTATGAAGATGCTATGAACGCAACCGGCGTGATCAAGATGACCGGCCATCGCCCGCTGCTGCGCAATATCAAACCGCAGGACAATCTTTATATTTCCCTGAGCCCATCCACGACGCGCGGCGGATACCGTCAGGCCAAGCAGGAAGGACACAAATTCGCAGCCTCCTCCGACAATTATTTCCCGCGCCCTTCCGATCAGGATCTTTATGAAGTTCTCATCGGCCGCAACAGCCACACTCAGACCTATGCGCAATATATCCTGACGGACGCGGAATGGCATGAGGCTCTGAGCTTCGTGCCGCTTGAGGAACGCACCGCCGCCCTCGCAAATCGCGACGCAGCCTATGAACTTTCGACCGCAGCAATCAAACAAGGCGAATTGCTGCACCCGGAAAAGCTGGTATCCCTGCGCGATATGTGCATCTCAGGCGCAAAGAAACTCGGAATTGATTTGAATGACGCGGAATATTCCGCGCGGCTCGAAAGAGAATTGTCGCTGATCGAGGAAAAACAATTCGAGGATTATTTCTATATCATCTCCGATGTGATGCAATGGGCACGTCAGCGCATGATCTGCGGACCGGCGCGCGGCTCAAGCTGCGGCTCGCTGGTGTGTTACCTGCTTGAGATCACCACCATCGATCCGCTGCGCTATGGACTGATCTTCGAACGCTTCATCGACACCACCCGCTCAGACCTTCCCGACATCGATCTGGATTTCAGCGACTCACGCCGCCACCTTGTTTTCAAATACATGGAAGATAAGTATGGCCGCGAAAGAGTTGCGCGCCTCGGCACCGTTGCAATTTACAAGCCACGCTCGGCAATCGCCGAAGCGGGCAATGCCTTGGACATTCCATTCTGGAAAACGGACCGCTTGCTCGAGACCATCGTGCAACGCAGCTCTGGCGACAGCCGCGCATTGCAGGTGATGGAAGACACCTTCAACGACACCGCCGCTGGCCGCGAATTGATCGAGGAATATCCTGAGCTGCGCATCGTGGAAAAGATGGAAGGACATCCGCGCCATGCCTCGCAGCATGCGGCAGGCATCGTGCTGACGCAGGAAGCCATCACGAAGTACATCGCCCTCGACAGCCGCACAGGCGCAACCCAGTGCGACAAAAAGGACGCCGAAGAACTCAACCTATTGAAGATTGACGCCTTGGGTTTGACGCAGCTGTCCGTTTTCGAGGACGCGCTTCAAATGGCCAAGCTGCCAATGAACCATCTTGAAACTGTGCCGCTGGATGATGCCGCCGCGTTCGATGTGATCAACAAAGGCCAATTCTCCGGAATTTTCCAATTCAATGGCGTGGCACTTCAGTCGATCGCCAAGCAGATCACCGTCAACTCAATCGAGGACTATATCTCCATCACCGCCCTCGCTCGCCCCGGTCCCATGGTCTCCGGCGGAACCGGCGAATGGATCAAGCGCAAGCGCGGCGAAAATCCGATTGTCTATCCGCATCCAATTTTCGAGAAATATCTCAAGAGCACAATGGGCGTAATTTCCTACCAAGAGCAGGTGATGGAAATTGGCCGCAACATTGGTGGCCTGAGTTGGGCAGACGTGAACGCATTGCGCCGCGCGATGAGCAAATCCCTCGGCGTGGAATTCTTCAATCACTATGGTGATCGCTGGAAAGAAGGCGCAGCGAAATATGGCATTGCGCCGGACGTGTTGAACAAGGTCTGGGACGACCTTTGCTCCTATGGCGCGATGGGCTTCAACCGCAGCCATGCCGTGGCCTATGGCTTGCTGTCCTATTGGTGCTGCTGGCTGAAGGCGCACCATCCATTCGAATTTGCCGCCGCAACGCTGCAGCACGAAGGCGATCCCGCCAAGCAGATCATGCTGCTGCGCGAAATGCACGAGGAAGGAATTAGCTACGTTCCTGTCGATGCAGAATTTAGCACCGACCGCTGGCAAGCCTCACGCCTCAACGGCAAGAAAGTCCTTGTGGGACCGCTTCAGAACGTGAAGGGCATAGGCCCGCGCATGGTTCAGAATATCATCAGCGCGCGCATTCGTCGGGAGCCAATGCCTTCCCGCGCAGCGAAATTGCTAGACCGCCCACGCACACCGATTGACAGCCTTTGGCCAATCCGCGATGCCTTGCGCCGCATGCTGCCCGACCCCACAGCGAAGAACATCTACACCGAGCCGAAAAACTGCATCGACGTTCAGGTGAATGGCACGGATTATGAAGTGATGGTCTTTGTCGTCGCCAAGCAGATCAAACCAAAAGACGAAAACGAACCTGTCAACGTGGCCAAGCGCGGCTACAAATTTCAAGGTCCGACCGATGCCCTCAACCTTTGGATGATGGACGACACAGACACAATTTATTGCAAAATCGGCAGGTTCGATTACGCAAGGATTGGCCGCGAAATCATCGAACGCGGCAACCCCGGCAAAGCTCTTTATGCCATCAAGGGCATCGTGCCGCCAAGTTTCCGCATGATCCGCATCCAGCAGATCCGTTTCATCGGCATGCTCGACAGCGACATCTATGCAGAAGAAGAAAACACAGCCAAGAAAATTGACGATACCGAGGATTAAAAGGCAAGCACAATGACGATGATCAACGACCTGAGCGACATTCCGGCAGTCGCATCCTATCTCTACCGCATCAACGCGCGCGTCCGTTCCCTGCGCACAGCCGTGATCGAGGAGAAAGATGGCCAGTACTGGAACGATATCGAAGTTATCAAAATCTCCGAAACCGGCGAAGTAACTTGCAAAGACGAATACCAACCGACCGAAGCAGAAGCCCAAGCCATCCGTGAAGGATGCACTGCCGCAGAATGGCCACGGCACAAATTGCTCAAGCGGTTGGTCGATGTGCCGGAGGCGATCAAGAATGCGGACCCGAAAAATGTTTTCGAATTCCGCAACAAGGACAATGAAATTATCATGCTTCAGCTGAAGCGTGTGGTTAAAGGCGAAAAGAGCTACAAATCCTTCACCTATTGGTCCGATGGCCGCTGGCGCGACATTGAGCCGGAACCGCACTTGCCGCTTTGGGGCTTGAACAACATCAAGGACAACTCGACTGTGTTCATCCATGAAGGCGCAGCCGCCGCGCGCTATGTCTCGTGGATGGTTGCCGGAGAAACAAAGGACGCGCGCGATGCCCTCGCAGCATGCCCTTGGGGCGAGGATTTGAAAGGCGCAGCGCATGTCGGCTGGATTGGCGGCGCGAAAAACCCCGGACGCACAGAATGGAGCCAGTTGAAAAAGCTGGGCATCACGCGCGCATATATTGTCAGCGACAATGACGATCCGGGTTTGAAGGCAGTGCCTGCCATCGCAGAGAAATTGCGCATGACGACTTTTCAGGTTCAATTCACCAATGACTGGAAGTCAGGCTTTGACCTTGCCGACGAATGGCCTCAGAAAATGTTCTCCGAGATCGAAGGACACAAATATTACACTGGGCCAAGTTTTCGTTCATGCTTGCAGCCCGCAACATGGGCAACGGACATTGTGCCCAACCCCCGTGGACGGCCGACCACCGTGCTGCGCGAAAACTTCAAACAGCTTTGGGCATATATCGAGGACGTGGATCTTTTCGTATGCACCGAGATGCCGGATCTTTTGCGCACTGAGTCGGTGCTGAATAAAATGTTGCGCCCTTTCAGTAACAGCAACGAGACCACGCGGCTGATTGTTCAGGCCTACACCGGACGCACCACCAAGCTGTGCTATCGCCCAGACAACAAGGGACGCATGATCATCAACCGTGGCTCAACGTCCATCAATTTGCACATCGCCACAGACCAAAGGCCAGCGGAAGGGTCGCCGGAACCGTTCCTCGAATTCATGGCATACATGTTTCCAAACGAGCCAGAGCGGATTGAAATGCTGCGCTGGTGCGCCACGCTCATCGCGCATCCAGAAGTGCGCATGGAATATGGCGTGTTGCTGGTGAGCGAAATCCAAGGTGTAGGAAAGACAACCCTAGGCTCTGCAATCCTTGCGCCATTGGTCGGACCGGACAACGTGAGCTTTCCCGGAGAAAATGATATCACAAATTCGGATTTCAATGGTTGGCTGGCGCACAAAAGGCTTGCCATCATCAACGAAATCTATTCCGGCCACAGCTGGAAAGCCTATAACCGGCTAAAGAATTACATAACCGATCAGGAAATCTCCGTCAATCAGAAATATATGCGCAGCTACACTGCTGAGAATTGGTGCCACATCTTTGCATGCTCGAATTCCTTGCGCGCGCTGAAAATGGAGGACGACGATCGCCGCTGGTTCTATCCCGAGGTTACTGAAAAACGGTGGCCGAAAGAAAGATTTATCAAACTGCGCCGTTGGCTCTCGGGCGGTGGGCTCGGAATCATCCTGCGCTGGGCTCAGGAGCAGCCTGACTGGGTTGTTCCCGGCGAGCGTGCGCCGATGACCGTGCGCAAGCGCGAATTGATTGAGGGTTCACGCACCGACGCGCAGAAAGAAGCAGCAGACCTCGCCGTCACACTAATCAAGATAAAGGATCCCATCGCTCTGGGCATGAAGGACGTTGAGCAGTATGTCAAAATGGCCGTGAAAGGTCGCGTGTTTGATACGGACTATGATTTGCGCAAGGCGATGAAGGAGGCAGGTGCCAATGTGATGAAAAAGAGGCTTTTGATCGAAAAGCGGCTGCAATATGTCATGGTCAATGATGCGCTTAAAGAAAAGATCGAGCAGTGCGATCCGCAGGAATGGCAAACGCTGGTCCAAGGCGCGGTACGCAAGCCGAATGATATTTTGCCATTAGGGATGTGAAATGGTTTTTAGATTGCAAAAAGAGAATATGCGGCGGCATGGTGTGCGCATTCCTGTCAAACATAGCAATTTCACGTTCTTTATAACGTTCAATTGCGATGATTCGGGGCGGTGGTTTGAATGCTTTTATTCACAAACTGCAGAAAGAGGAGAACCAAGGCATGGCTCTACGCTGTCGGCGCTGCTTTCTGATAACTGCATCAACATCAGCAAGCGGCTCGAGCACGGGGAAAGTTTTGCGGAGATTGCTTTTTCGCTGGGCGAGGACCGTGCGGAAAATGCCGTGAGCGGGGAACCGTCCTCCGTCGCCGGGGCAATTGCGCGGGCAGGCGCGGAGCTTGAACGCAAAACCAAGGAACTGGAGCGATGAATTGGGAAACAGGGAAATCGCAGCTGCTCTATTCGCGGGCGGAAATTGAGGTACTTGTTCTCGATATCGCAAAGGCGATATACAAATCGGACTATCGACCGGACATTGTCATTCCCATCATGATCGGCGGATTCATGTTCTGCGCGGACCTGATGCGTGAACTTTATGCTTTCAACATTAATCCGAGAATGGACGTTCTGTGGTTGAGCTCGTACCAAGATAAAAAATCACGAGGAGCAATCTCCCTAGTTTCGCTGCCAAGAGAGCGGTTCAAGAACCAGAGTGTGTTGCTCGTGGACGGGGTACTTGATTCGGGGCAGACGATACGGAGGGCAAGGAGCGTGATCTTTGGACTTGGGGCAGGGAAGGTGCGGACAGCGGTTTTGATCGATAAGCAGCTTCCGCAGGCCTTGGAGACGGCTGATTTTGCGGGGGTGACCGGGGACGTTGGTTTCGTGTTCGGATATGGCATGGACGATGGTGGTTTTTCGAGGGGTGCGTCGGGTGTATTTCGGTCGAAATCTGATTAAATGCCAAGACGCATGGAGAAAAGAAAAGATATTGTGAGGTAAAAACGATGTTTAGAAAAGAAAAGAAAACGATCAGTTTTTGTCACAACAAATGTCTGTTTGAATCGCTATTTTTGAAAAAAGTGGTAAATTTGGGAATAAAAGGCGGAAACGGGGTTATTCCACTTTCCAGTTTTGTCCTTCTTTCACTCTGTTGGGATGAAGATTAGAAAAGAAAGAAAAGAAAACCTTATATTGTACTCTCTATAGAGATTGGCTGGATCGTGGGTAAAACCCGAAAGTGGAATAATCGGTGGGAAGGGGTGTTATGGCGTCGTCTGTTTTTGTCGAAAGTGACCTGCGATCGGACTTTCGGATGCGGTGGTCTGGGTGGTTGGAAACCTATGAGCATGCGCGGGGTGGCGGTGCTGGCATCCCAGATGTTCAGATCCTCGTTGATCGATATCTCGTACCGATTGAACTGAAGCGGGCAGAGCTCGTTGGCAGTCGATTGTTCTCTGATACTATTCGTCCGGCTCAGATCAGTTGGCATTTCCGATTTCAGGAAGCGGGTGGTCGCAGCTTCTTCATGTTTGGGATGGTGGTCGGTGGCAGGATCAATCATTACCTCGCACCGGCTCTGGTCGTCAAAGAACATCGCACAACTGGGCTCATCCTCGAAAAGCATTGCTTCAAGATCTCTGCTAGTGAGCGGGTGAATCGTGATGATCATCTTTTCACAGAAAGCCTCGTTCGAATAATTCTTACGAGTGGGGCTTTTCAAAATAAAAAATCCGGAGCATAAGTTGATGCTATCGATTCGAATAGGCTCGGGATTTTGCAGATTTCCTCAACAACAGAGGGTGCAGATTGGTATGTAGCTAGGCTCTCTCCTGGCTGCACGCAGCGCGCTATTCTCGATCTTTCGAGAAAAAACATCAAACACCTAAATCCCGTTGCGCGTGTTGAAGGTGAATTAATTCCGCTGCTCCCAGGATATTTGCTGGTTGAGCTTTCATCCCAAGAAGATTTTTACGAAGTGAATAGCGCGAAAGGCATCAATCGCCTTTTGCCGCTGCATTCCGAAAATCCTCTTGCGATCCCGAAAAAAGTTTTCTCGGAATTTCAAAGCCGAATCAACTCAGGGCATTTCGATGTCCAGAGCGATGAGGAGTATGAAAAGATGCCTCGCTTCAAGAAAGGCGAGCAGCTTTTTGTGGTGTCTGGTCCTTTCGCTGGGCATCTCGGAAATTTCGAACGTGTCAAGAAAGGCCTCGTTTGCCTTTCGCTCGTCATGCTTGGGCAAACCGTATCGGTTTGGCTTAAGGGCCATCAGGTGCAGAAAAAGTCCTGACACTCGGCTGTTTTGGCTGGGGTTTCTGCGTCGTGGCGAAAACTGAGGATTTTCCTCAGTTTGCGGAGCATTAAAGTTTTGTTCATTAAAAAATAATTTTGCTGCTGAGAACGAATCAAAAATCAAATGAGCGAGCCAATTCAAGAAATTCTATCACCGCTTGCCAAGGTCGAAAACCGTGGCGGACGCAGGGATAATTCTGGCCGCAAGTCAGTGATTAAGAACATCACCTACCGCATGATCACAGGCAAAGCTCAAGGCCATGCTGAAAAAGCATTGGCCACGCTCGCTGAGCTTTTGGATTCGGAAGATGAACATATCCGCCTTGTCGCTGCCGAGAGAATTCTCGACCGCGCCTTCGGCAAAGCGCCGCAAGCAATCCAGTTGGTTGACGACGAAGGCAAGGATTTGCCCAAGATCACTGCCACCATGGCACCGAAAGAAGCTGCCGATGTTTATGCGCAGCGGTTGAAGCATTTGCAAATCGGCGTGCTCGGCGAGAAGCAGTAATTTCTATGCGGCTCGAATGGATTTGACATCGCCGCAAGATTTGATTCCGCCGCCGCGTCCATTGAAGCATGACGAATGGCCTCCGAATTATTCGCAAGTGTTCGCCTATCGCGATCAAGAGCTCCGCGCAATGGAAGCGGATCCTTCGCTGATCGATGCAGCGAAAGCATTTTATAAAACGCACCCAGTCGAATTTATTTGCCACTGGTGTTCGACCTACGATCCGCGCTTGGCGTTCGCAAATCAAATGCCCACGCGACTGCCGTTTATTCTTTTCGAGCGTCAAGCCGAAATGGTAAACTTTCTCATGGCGTGCCTCGAGGATGAGCAGCCGGGTCTGATCGACAAAGCGCGAGACACTGGTGCGACGTGGGTGGCGTGTGCATTTAGTGTTTGGCTTTGGTTGTTCCGTGACGGCGCGTCGATCGGTTTTGGTTCGCGCAAGGAAGCTCTGGTCGATCGCATTGGCGACCTTGATGCGATCTTCCCAAAAATCCGTCAGATGATTTCGGAGATGCCAAGTTTTTTCTGGCCTCCTGGATTTTCGTTCGAGAAACATTCCGCATTCATGCGGTTGATCAATCCAGCGAATGAATCAACGATCACGGGCGAAGGTGGCGACAACATCGGTCGCGGTGGTCGTAAGCTAATTTATTTCGTTGACGAAGCTGCGCATCTTGAGCATGCGGAAATGGTCGCTGCTGCGTTGGGCGACAACACTCGCGTACAAATCGATATTTCCACATCGAATGGCGTGGGCACGGTTTACGATCGAAAGAAAGAAGCTGGTGTCGAGTGGACACCGAATTCGAAAATCGCTCGTGGCACCACGCGCATCTTTACGCTGAATTGGTACGACCATCCTGCGAAAACTCAAGAATGGTACACCACGCGCGAGAAAGCGGCACGCGACACAGGTCTGTTGCATATCTTCCGTCAGGAAGTTGATCGCGATCCGACTGCCTCGCTGCAGGGCATCATCATCCGCCCTGAATGGGTCAAGGCTGCGATCGATGCGCATATTGATCTTAAGTTCGACATGGCCGGTGGTTACATGGCCGCGTTCGATCCTTACGACGAGGGCGGTGATTCGCATGCCCTCGCGCTGCGCAAAGGCTCGGTGCTTCTGAAGGCGGATGATTGGAACGAAGGCGACACCGGCGAAGCAACCCGATTTGTGATCGGTCAGCTCGCATCCTTTACGCCAGTGATCGTAAACTATGACTGCTGCGGCATTGGCGCTGGTGTGAAGTCGGAAGCAAATCGCCTCTCGCGCGATCGCAAGTCTGATGGCTCGTTCTTGATGCCGCAGGGAATTACTTTTCAGCCTTGGGATGCTGGCCTCGCGCCGCTTAATCCAAAGCTGCGTGTTGTTCCGAACGATGCCAATTCGCCAAGGAACGAAGACTTTTATGCGAACTTGAAGGCTCAAGGCTGGTGGTCGCTGGCACGTCGTTTCGAAAACACGTACCGTGCGCGCAACGAAGGAATTGAATTTCCTGCGAGCGAAATGATCAGCATATCGTCGGATATCGTAAAACTTCGGCAATTGATGCGCGAGCTCTCTCAGCCGGTGATTAAGAAAAGCGGAGATCTCCGCATCCTTGTTGACAAGAAACCTGAAGGTGCCAAGTCACCAAATCTTGCGGACGCAATTATGATGTGCTACTTCCCACTCAAAATGCCGATGGTTTTCTCTGCAGATATTCTGCAGCGTGCGGCCAATGAAGTGCGCCGTTGAAAAAGATCATCATAAAGAACGATGCCGATCCTCGTTCTCCGCTTAAACTGTCAACCGAATTGCTCGCTGGTGCTCGCACCAATCCGAATGCTGCGGCTGATTCATGGAAAGATATCTTCACGCCTGCCGAGCCGCGCAAGGGCGTGCTGCCTGAAGGTCGCAAAGCAATCGCGATGGACGAGACGCCATCTTTCTTCAGCGGTGACTCAGGGGCGATTGCTCCGCAGCTGTGGGCAGGCAATGCGATCTTCAATGAAGGCATGGCCTTCATGGGATATAATTATCTGTCGCTGCTGGCGCAGATCCCTGAGTTTCGCCTCATCAGCGAAGTGATCTCGACGGAAGCCACGCGCAAGTGGATCAAGATCCAGTCCTCCACTGAGGATGCGAGCAAGGGAGATCGCGTCAAGGAGCTTGAGGATGAATTCAAACGCCTCCGCGTGCGCGAGATGTTTCAAACTGTTTCGGAGCTTGACGGCTGGTTTGGTCGCTCGCACATCTTCATCGACACTGGTGATGTTGACGATCGCGACGAGCTGAAAACCAACCTCGGTGACGGAACGACAGACTTAACGAAGAAAAAGCTCAAGCAAGGCTCGCTGCGCACGCTGCGTTACATCGAGCCGGTCTGGTCTTATCCCACGAATTACAACGCGAACGATCCGCTGAAAGCTGGATGGTACGATCCGGAAACGTGGTTCGTGATGGGGAAGGAAGTGCATCGCTCGCGCTTCCTGACTTTCATTTCAATGCCTGTCCCTGATCTTCTCAAACCGGCATTCTCCTTTGGCGGGCTCAGTCGCACTCAAATCGCACTACCCTATGTGCGGAACTGGCTGCAGACCCGCCAATCCGTCAACGCCTTGATTCAGGCGTTCAGCACCATGGTGCTGAAGACTGACATGCAGGTTGTCATGGCAGGATCGCAAGCCCCCGGTTCTGGTTTGCTCGATCGCGTCGATCTGTTCAACAACCTGCGCAACAATCGCGCGACCATGGTGCTCAACAAAGACACCGAGGATTTCCAGAATGTGTCCGCGCCGCTGAGTGGCTTGGATCATCTTCAGGCGCAAGCGCAAGAACACATGGCTTCGATCAGCCGCATTCCTCTGATCAAGCTACTTGGCATCACGCCTTCCGGTTTGAATGCATCGAGCGACGGAGAAATCCGTTCGTTCTATGATACCATTCATGCGTATCAAGAGAAGTTTTTCAGCCCGCACCTGCACACGATATTCCGTCTTGCGCAGATAAATCTTTGGGGCGAAGTCGATCCTGAGCTGTCGTTCGTTTATGAACCGCTTTGGGAGATGGACGAAAAGTCGATCGCGGAAATGCGGAACACGGAAGCGAACACCGATGCGCTCTACATTGACAAGTCTGTTCTTGCGCCTGAAGAAGTTCGTGCTCGAATTTCGAAGGAGCCCGAATCCCCCTATGGTCCTATCGATCCCGACATTCTCCCAGAAGCCGATGAGCCTCTCCAAGAAAACATTACCGAAAGTGAAACAATCACCGACGGAGACGAAGACGAAACTGACGAAGACATTCAACCGCTCCCGGAAGAGCAAAACGAAGAAGAGACTGCCTAAATGACACAGCACAGAGACCTCGCTGATGAATTGCTGCGCCGTTCCGGGTTCAAGCAGTCGCCGCGCATTTCATTCGGCAGCGATGGTTCCTTGGATGATCCCGAAAGCATCAAGGCTCGGATCTTCCAGCTTCAGGCAAAGAAGTTCAAAGCCGAATATGCTCACGCGCGTGCCGAGCGGGACGATGAAATTGCTTTCCTGAAGAGCAAGCTCAAAAATGCTTCGAGCAACATCTAAATCCTTAGAGAAGGCAAAGACCCTCGCCCCTGTTCATCCGAACCAAGGCACGCAGGCGATCTTTCGCCGTCGTCT